AACCCTTACCATAACAAGCTAAACATGTACGTCAATGGCAAGTACATTTCTAGGGCACACCCATTATACAAGCCGGGACGCTATAAGCACTTTGGGGAAGCAGCCTTTAGCAGTCTAGAGAAGGACAATAGAACTGTAGAAGGTCAGGTGTACGCCGTTACCAACCCTAGTTTCCCTGACTGGGTAAAGATAGGTATGGCCATTGACGCTGAGGACCGCTTGAATGGCTACCAAACTTCTTCTCCTTTTAGAGATTATGTGTTACAATATAGGTATGACGTGAACGATCGTCGTCAGGCAGAATCACAGGCGCACACAGAGCTACAAAAGCTCTACGAACGTAGGGGCGAGTGGTTCAAATGCACACCGGAGCAGGCCAGAGTTGTCGTCTCTAGTACAGCGGAAGAGTACAAATGAAAAACACGTACAACCTAGTGAACGACATATACAACCTAGTGTCTACCAAAGAGGTAGCAGAAGGAGTAGACATCGACGCTTGCATCGAGTTGTTCGGTGAGAACGTGAAGGACCTTATGCGTAAGGAGTTCACAGAGGTCCGAGACGACTCGCGTAAGCTTCGTATGTCTAACATTGGGCGCGATGAGCGTTTCCTGTGGAATGTGTACAACGACGTTGACAAAGGGGAAGACATACAGCCTCCTACGTACGTCAAGTTCCTCTACGGGCATCTCATTGAAGAACTGCTACTGTTCCTCACAAGAGCTGCTGGTCACAAAGTGACAGATGAGCAGAAGAAGTGTGAGGTCAGGGGCATTAAAGGGTCTATGGACTGTAGGATCGACGGGATTGTGACTGACGTGAAGTCTACGTCCACCTTTGGATTCAAGAAGTTTAGAGACGGGACTCTGGCTTATGATGACCCTTTTGGGTACATAGGGCAGATCAAGGGCTACGCTCACTCAGAAGGTGAAACCAAGTTTGGCTGGCTGGCAATGGACAAACAGAATGGCTACCTGACGTACCTACTGTACGACTCAGAGGACACACAAGCGCCTGTGTACGACCTAATATCCTATGATATAGAAGAAAGGATCGAACGCATAAAAAAGCTAGTGGAGCAGGAGGAGTTACCCGAAGTATGCTACAAGCCTATCGCAGATGGCAAGAGTGGAAACCAGAAACTCGCCATAGGATGCTCCTACTGCTCTTACAAAAAACAGTGCTGGCCTTCCGTACGAGGGTTCGCATATTCAGCAGGTCCACGCTATTTAGTAGAGGTAAAATATGAGCCGAAAGTCCAAGAAATCGAAGTTTCGTAGTATTTTTGAGGAAGAAACTGCGAAGGTACTGGAGGGTTTTGAGTACGAGCCTTTTACGGTTCCTTACACTACCCACCGCAACTATAAACCGGACTTTGTACACATGGCTAGTGATACGCTAGTCGAGTGTAAGGGGTTCTTCAGAGAAGGAGACACCCAGAAGTACAAAGCAGTCAGGGACAGCCTAGAAAGCCACCAGAGACTCGTGTTTGTTCTTATGGGTCCTAACAAGAAAGTTAGGAAGGGTTCCAAGATGACAATGTCTGAATGGTGTGAGAAAGAAGGTCTTTCGTGGTACACATTAGATACACTAGAGGAGTTGATAGAAGATGTCTCTAACAATGGAAGAAATTAAGGAACGTCTGTTACGGACCTACGACCCTGAAGACTTTTTGGAAACACTAGAGATAACCTCTGAGGAGCTTCTGGACAGATTCGAGGACAAGCTAATAAACAGACTGGAGTACTTTGCTGAGGAGTTAGAAGTTGAAGAGGAGGACGAAGATGAGTATTGACTCAGCGACTAAAGAAGAGTGGGACGCGGTCAGTAGACCAAAACATTACAACCAAGGTGGTACAGAGGCCATTGACTACATCAAGCAGCAGTTAGGAGAAGGTATCGTTGACTACTGTGAGGGCAACGTGATAAAATATTTACACAGGTGGCGTTACAAGAATGGACTACAGGACTTACAGAAAGCTCAGTGGTACTTAAACAAGATGGTCAAGGAACAGGAGTTGCTGGAATGAAGGTAATACAAGGGGCTTTCGGTAGAGACAAGCAGGACACAGACAGGATTAGCGTGCCTGACGTGTTTAAACTCATAACGGACAATGAAGACTTAGCTGGTTACGAGGATGCCTTTTGCATCATTAAGTCCGAAGAGTACATCATGGTTTCAACTAACATGGACACGTACGAACTAACTTACTTACTGGACCAGCTAAAACTATCGCTATTAACAGGTGGAGAATACGAACTATGATGGACGCATACCAACAGTACATACATAAATCAAGATACGCTAGGTATCTACCAGAGGAACAACGACGGGAGACGTGGGTAGAAACCGTGAACCGTTACTTGGACTTCTGGGTTTCAAAGGGTAAACTCACGGAGAAAGAAGCCTTGGAGCTTTACGTACCTGTGCATGACTTAGGCGTTATGCCCAGCATGAGGGCGCTTATGACTGCCGGGGAAGCCTTGGACAGAGACAATGTAGCTGGGTTTAACTGCTCCTACCTACCTATCGACCACCCTAAAGCCTTCGACGAGATGATGTACATCCTCATGTGTGGAACTGGGGTCGGCTTCAGCGTTGAACGTCAGTACATCACCAAGCTGCCTGAAGTAGCCGAGGAGTTCCATGATACAGATACCGTTATACACGTCGCTGACAGCAAAATTGGATGGGCTAAGGCATACCGAGAACTTATCGCAATGCTCTTTAGCGGTCAAGTACCAAAGTGGGACGTGTCTGGAGTTAGAGCTGCGGGGGCATCCCTTAAGACTTTCGGAGGTCGAGCATCTGGTCCAGAACCTCTTGTTGATCTGTTTCACTTCACGGTTGATGTTTTCAGAGCCTCTGCTGGTCGAAGACTTAGCTCCATTGAGTGCCACGATATATGCTGTAAAATTGCACAGATCGTCGTTGTCGGAGGGGTTAGAAGAAGTGCTCTCATCAGTCTTAGTAACCTCACTGACGATAGGATACGTCGAAGCAAGTCAGGACAGTGGTGGGTAGATAATCCCCAGCGTGGCTTGGCCAACAACTCAGCTTGTTACACAGAGAAGCCTGACTTTGAAGCCTTCTTGAACGAGTGGAAGTCTCTGTACGAGTCACGCTCAGGGGAACGTGGTGTCTTTAGTCGTGTCGCTAGTCAGCGTCAGGCTGCAAAGAATGGACGCAGGGACGCTACCTTTGACTTTGGGACCAACCCATGCTCAGAGATTATCCTGAGACCTTACCAGTTCTGCAACTTGTCTGAGGTGGTCGTTAGGGCCAATGACACCTTGGACAGCCTGCGGTTAAAGGTACGCTCTGCTGCTATCTTAGGGACACTACAGGCAACCCTGACTGACTTCAGGTACTTGCGTAAGATCTGGAAGGACAACACAGAAGAAGAAGCGTTACTAGGGGTGTCACTAACCGGCATCATGGACCATCCAGTTATGTCAGGGAGGAAAAGCAGTGAAGATCTACAGTACTGGCTCACGCAGCTTAAAGAGGAAGCTATTAAAACTAACCGTGTTTGGGCTAAACGCCTTGGCATCAATGTTAGCACTGCCATTACTGCTGTTAAGCCTTCCGGTACTGTATCTCAGTTGGTTGACAGCGCGTCTGGCATCCACCCTAGATATTCTGAGCAATACATTAGACGAGTAAGAGCAGACGCAAGAGACCCCTTGTGTGGTGTCCTAGAGGACGCAGGAGTCCCTGTGGAACTAGACGTGACTTCTTCTACTACTAAGGTCTTCTCGTTCCCCATTAAGTCTCCTAAGAAGGCTGTGGTGGCTACGGACATGGGTGCTATGGAGCAGCTCAGGCTATGGGAGATGTATCAGGACTTCTGGTGTGAACACAAGCCTTCCATGACTTGTTACTACAGAGACGATGAGTTCCTAGAGGTGGGGCAGTGGTTGTACAACAAGTTCGACAAGGTCAGTGGCATCAGCTTCCTGCCTTACGCAGAACATACGTATCAACAAGCGCCCTATGAGCCAGTGGACCTAGAGACGTACCAATCGCTAGTCAAAGATTTTCCTAAGGCTATCGACTGGAACATCTCAGAGGCTTTTGACATGACCGAAGGGTCGCAGCAGTTGGCCTGTGTTGGCAACAGTTGCGAGATTTAGAGTGAACTGGGGGTCTTAAGTGACCCCCTTTGTTTTAGTTTCTACCAGCGTTCTTGGCCCTTTGGAGTTCTTTGAACAACTGAGAGTCTTCTGCTTCTAGCTTGTCTAAACGCTTGTTTGACTCTAAGTTTTTGTACAAAGCGGCTTTACCGGAGATAGGCATTTTCATAATAAGCTTTTTGTTTTCTTTAGAATACATAAGTTCTTTAGGGGTCACTCCTTGACCCACAACACCCCCCACTGCTCCACCTGCTTGAGCAACAGGAGCAGTTATACCTCTGCTTTCTAAAGCTTGTCTAGAAGCCCCTGAAAATTCCCTAAGTCCTTGCTGTACTGGCGTCTGTCTAGCTAAGATTCTCTGCGTAATTTCTTGAGACAGTACCTTCGCTGCTCCAAAACCAAAACCAAGAGTTGGAAGAATTTGAGAAGCTATTGACGGAGCAGGTATTAAAACAGCTTGACCAACAAGAGCAGTGTTAAATAAGTTTTCAAAAACACTCCCTTGGAAGTTACTGGGCATTAGCGTCTTTAAAGAGTCCATCTCGTTTTTTGCCCTAGCTGCTGCTTCGTCTAGGTTAGCTAACTGTAAAGCGTACTTTTCTTTTGTCTGTGCTATCCTAGTTTGTAAAAGCTCTTTACCTCTTTCAGTGGACTTAACTATAGCCAGTTCTCTTCTTATGTCAGCTATTTCTTCTGCTTCTTTGGCCGTTAGTTTGATTTTTGTTATTTCAAACTGTCTTCTTAAAAGAGCCTTGTCTCTTATAGCCTCGTTTCCAATTCTTTTAGCTTCTGAATCAGCTAAGTCAAGGATGTTTTGTTTGTTTCTTTCAGTAACAACAGCAAGCTCTTGTGCTTCTTGTTGTAGTCTTCCTGCTCCCCTAGCAGAAAAACGAGGACTAAAGCTTCTAAGCGCGTTTAAGTAGTCGCTACCAGTAAAGGCTCCTGCTCTGGCGTCTCCTCCAGATGATTTTACAGTGGCTTCATCAACAGTGCTCCTAACACCCCATGCCGCCCTATCAGAAGCAAAGGTCTTTCTTTCTGCTACGTTTAAACCTGATTCAAGTAAGTCATGGAAGTGTCCTTGAACTTCAGAAGAAAACCTACGAGTAGAGACACTGCCGTCACTCAATCCATTAATAGCTCGACCAATGGTGCTTCTTAACTGTAAGAGGTCTTCTCCTTTAATAACACCGTCAGGCGCTTTACGACCAATCTCACCAACTACGTACTTCTTAACAGCGTTAATAATACCACCTTTTTCAGCCCCTACTAGAACGAGGTCGGAGTAGTCGTCAGCAATACTGTCAATAAACGAAGCTACTCCGTCTTTATTTATGGTGTAGGTTTTACCGTCAGCCACCTTAAAACCGTACTTTCTCCAGAGGTCGTCTAAAGCTGCATTGGCGTCCTGAGGGTCTAAAGCCCCTAGAGCGTTTATTTCGTCTTGGGGAGTACCTGAAGGAGCAGATTCTCTCAAGGCTTGTCCACGGAAACCTGCGTTAGCAGCGTTGACAGAAGCATCAGCTTCCTTCACTGCTAGTGCTTTTGCAGCACCTACGTTGTTTTTCGCCTCAGTTAAAAGTGCTAACTGGTCCTCGTACTCTACTTTTTGTGCGCCTCGTGCCCCAGCGGCTAACTTATTAACTTCCACTATCTGGTCGTTAAGACGGAGACCTGTTTCCTCTATAGCTTCTACAGTATTCCTTTGAATAGCCGCAGTAGCAGTTTCTACTTTCTTCTTAGACTCTTCTTTAACTTCCTGCACCGCTTTTCGAGCAGCAGCAGCAGGAGCAGCTCTACCAGCAACTTGACGCGCCTGTTGTTCAGTTAGAGTACGTCCTCCGTAAGCTTTAGCTATGACAGACTTGTACGCCCCCGCTAAACCATGTTCAGTAAACATTAGGTTAGTGAAGTTAGCACCCTCTCCCAACTGCTGGGCCAGTTTGGACTCAGTGGCAAAGTCATAGGTTTTCTTTATACCTGCAAAAGCAAAAGGGACTGCCGCAGAGATGCCAGCGGTAAAGGCAGCGTTCTTTGCTTTTTCTGCCCAAGTATCTCCCTCAGCTCCAATAACAGCTCCTTCGAGGCCTACTACACCGCCTGTGACGCCTAGGGCAGCCATGGGACTAGCTTTAGACAGTGTTTGGGCTATCTTACCTGTAGCGTCACCTCCTACTCCAAAGACACGAGTACCTGCCTGTTGTCTTCCTAATTGAGCTGCCAGACCAGTAGCATCCTCGGCTCCTTTCCTAGCAAAAGCCCCACCTAGAGATGCTCCTACTTCGTCTACTGCTTTCCCAGCTTGTGCTCCTGACCTCAACTTAGCTGCCTGAGATAAAACACCTCCTGCGGCTAAAGATACAGGAGATAGTATAGACCCAGCCACGTTAGATATTCCTGCTGCCCAAGGACTTTCTTCAGTAAAACGAGCAGACTCAGCTTCTAAACCTAGTTGCATTTCGTCAGCAATTTGAGAAATAGACTTGTCTCTCATTTCTGGGTTCAAGGAATAAACAGCAGCAGCAGCCATGTAGCTACCAGCTTCGTCCGCCTTGTTTAACCAAAGGCCGTCAATAAAAGACCTAGCGGTCATTAATATGTCGTTCCCAGTGAGACCTTCTTCAGACTCTGCTTTTTCAGCAAAAGCCTGAAGATTCTCTGCTACGTACTGCTCTTGTTTTTCTTCTGGGGGTAAAAGGTCTACAGAAAACTGTCCTGAGAAACCAGTCCCCGTTAGTAGAGCTGCATTAGGATTGTCTCTAGAAACTTCTTCACCAGTAAATATATTCTTAGGCATTATGTTTCCTTAGCGGTAGTAAGAAGGTACAAAACCAAGGTCTTCTTGCATTTGTTTAGAGTATCTTTTTTCTATCTCAATAGCTTGAGCAGGGTTTCTTTCTTTTTCTTCTTCCATAGCATTAAGCGCCCTCCCCATGTAAATACCATAGGCTTGTCTTCTGCTTTCATAACCTACTGTTGTAGCAGTTTGTCCCGTTGTTATTTGTCTTCCAAGATGTTGTTCAAAAATTAGAGACATATCTTGTTGAGAAGCAAGGATCCTTTCTTCTGCTGCTAAATAATTTAAAATTTCTTCTCGACTAGCGTTTGCTTGGGGAAAACCCGCACTAAAAATCTCAATGTCTTTATCAGAAGCGACTCCAGGCGGCAAACTGTTAATAATATCAGTGTTTCTATTTTTTAAAAATAAAGTTTTATCTTCTTCTTCTTTGTCCCTCATGCCTGCAAAAGTTAAAGCTGATGTTCGTAAATCACTTAAAACACCAGTTAATTTAGCTTCTCCTGAGTATAAACTATCTCTTAAGCTTCTATTTCTAGACAAAAGGTTACCAGCTTTTGTAGATCCTGCGGATATTTCAATCATCTTTTTTTCTACGGCAGCAGGGACTTCTCCTCTAGATTCAGGTCCTGAAGGAGCAAATTCTTTAGGAGGAGTCAAACCTACTCTTTCATAGGTAAGTTCGCCAGTAACGGGGTCTTGTAGAGCAAATTTAGTTACTCTCTTCATTGAACCGTCTGGCTGCTTTTCCATTACTTCAACTTCTTTAGGAGCAGCCCTACTACCGACAGCCCTAGGTTTTGCAAGGTCTCTAAGAGCAGATAGTTGTTGTGCTATAGCAGCAGGCTGCATACCTCCCCCTACAAAACCCCGATAAATCTGATTTGCCATTCGTTTAACTTCTGGAGAAGCTTCAGGGTTTGTCATGTATCCTTGAAGTTCTTGCTGAATAGCCGCTGTTTCTGATTGACGAGTAGCTTCTGTTTTACTAAGGCCTTGCGCTTTATCCCTAAGAGCTAAAGCCGTCTGAGGGTCTCCCGCAGCCAGTGCTTGTTGCCCAGCAGTCATAAGAGCTTCAGGAGTTTGAACTTCTCCTGTAAACAAGCCCTCAAGCGCCTTTTGCTGACCTTGTTTCTGCTCAAGAGCAGTAGCAGCCTGCATCACCTTAGCAGCTTGTTCTGGGTTCGTACGAGCCAACTGCTGCGCCAAGGTCTTCATACTTGTGAAGTCTCCAGAGCCTTGTGCGCCCTGTATCTGCTGCATCAACTGGTTAAACTCTTGCTTCTTTCGTTGGTCTTTTGCTTGCCCCGGTAAACCACCAATGGTAGCACCCAAGCCAAACAAGCTTTCTGCCATTTGTGGCCTACCTAGGTTAGCCAAAAACTGTTGTGAAAACTTAGCCATTATGTGTTCTCCTTATCTAAACAAACCGCTGAGGGCTGCTGAACCTAATTGACCGCCTACTCCGCCGGCAAGATTAGCTTGAGCTAGTGACGACTGAAGCAATGCTTCAAGACCTGAAGTGTAAGTTTCACCGTATACTCCTGCTTGCTCCGACAATGCTTGTCTCTGACGTTCTGCTGTGGTCATTCCGGGTTGTAACGCATTGAGCAACTGAGCTTGTGGCATGTAGCCAGCAGAGAGCATACCAGTGCCTAACTGGGCCTGTCGTTGCTGCTCTGTTCCTGCAAACTGCATAGCGTTTAACATGGCTTGATTCTGGGCTTCCGACTGAGCTTTAGCCATTGCTAGTTGCTCAGGAGTACCTCCAAACTGCGCTGTAGAGACTCCTAGCCTTCCCTGAGAAGCCATACGTTGCTCCACAGCAAGCCTCTGACGTTCTTGTTCTGGAGACATAGCCGTAAGCATACGGTCGTACACCTGCTGCTCACGTTGAGCTATAGGTGCCCTTGCTTGCCCAAAGTACATCTCTGCGTCTTTCATGGCTTGCTGCTGGAAAGCCTGTTCTTCAGGAGAAGTAGCGAGGTTGTACGACATTTCACCTGACTCTGGGTCCTGTGTCATGCCAAACTTACCGCCAGTAGCAGAAGTAACAGTGTACGGTTGAAACTCAAGCATACCTGAGAGCTTATCTGCTAAACCGGGAACGTACGCGCCTCCTTCATCGGTGTACCCGGAAAACTCTTCGTACGCTCTTTCTCCAGTTGCTCCTACGTCTGAGTAGCCTTTGTTAGCAAGGGCTAATCCCGCAGTTCCTAAGCCTAAAGCAGCAGCAGTATTAGCCGGACCGCCTCCTTCTCCCCCAAGTGACGCTAAAAAATCTGTAAGAAAACCCATTAGTACGTTCCTCCATTAATCGTCCCAGTCGCTAGTGTCCCAGTAAAGGTTAGCGCGGGTATTGTGACAGTCCCTGTGAACGTGGGTCCAGCAGTGTTTGCTTTTGTGGCTATTGCCGTTGCAATGTTGTCGAACTCAGTTTCAAACTCAGTCCCCCTAACAATTTTATTAGCATCGCCAGCAGACAAAGTATCTTTGGCGGCAAAGTCAGTCAGTTTAGTATAATTACTCATATTGTTTTACCCACCAGTGCAAGTACGTTTATTTCCTGTAAAGAGAGTTCTTCTCCGTTAATGTCGGCTTCCATACCAATACTTAAAGTTCCGCCGCTTCCGTTAGTGTTAATAGCTTCTTTAGAAGTCAGAATACCGTCTGAAAACTGACCTACGGTGTACTCATCTAAACCGAACTCAGCCTTTGCTTGGTCTTTTAAGACTAAGACGCCTGCGTTGTAAGAAGATCCAAAGTCATAGTCCCACTTTAAAAACACGTTTAAACCACCACCACCTACTATCGTCGGTCTAAGCTTCTTCAGGAACTTAAGTTTAGAAGGGTCTCCAAAAGACAACTCTGGACTAAAGTACTTGAAGCCATAAGAGCCACCATTGTCCTGAAAACCTGAGTACTGCCCTATACCCAATAAACTACCAATGAGCAAAGTACCGTCACTCTTTCGTTCGTAACACGTAAAGCTAGTTCCGGGCCAGCGTGTCACTCTGTACGACCCATTCTCTAGTGTCCCTCTTACGTCAAAACAATAGGTAATGTTTTGATTTACGAAAGTAAGCAAGTAGAAGTTTTCCTCTGGATGATACACAGACTTAAAGACTTCGTCAGCTTCCCTGAGTACCTGAATAATGTCTGTAGTAATTGTACCGGATAAACTGCTTAGTGGCATGGACTTTTCTTGGATTGTTCTTCCGAAGCTCTTTAAACCTGTGTGAGACAAGAAAAGCACGTCTACACCAGTGTGTTGTATAGTGTCTCTGCCTACGCAGCCTACACCTACTACTGTATCTGACAAAGCCATAGTAGCAGGAGAGTCAGCACCCTCATAAACTACGATACTACGCTTACCAAAGATAATTAATTTATTATTATGGGCAGATAGTGCTACAACTTCGTCATGACCATCAGGCCATACTTTAGACAAGTTAATGGACCCAGAGGTCCCTCCTGCCCAGTCATGTCCAATCAAAAGATCAGACCAATAAACAGTTGATTTATCCGAAGCAAAGTCAGCAGTCCAGAGTCTACCGTAAGCTGCTAGGACTTCATTCCCGTACATACTAGAGGCAACACCGGCTGCACCTGTGACTGTACTAAGTCTCAACACGTCACCGTTAGTTCCTCCAGGTGAGTTTGTTGCGATTTTGTTGTACACAAGAGGCTCGTGACCACTCTGGAAAAAGTAGATGCTGTCGTTAAAGTTGACCATCTTCCAAAGATCAGCACTAATTGTGTAGCTGCCGGGAGACTCATTGGCTAACGTGGTTGTCCCACTAAGAATCTTGTTGTTACCTACTGAGAAAATCTCGGTGTTACCTGCGTCGTCTCTGAACTCCTTGATAGAACTTAAGAAGTCACTACCTAACTGCGTCTTGTTAGTTGTGGTGACCAAGTGGCCTTTACGTGCAGCAATACGCCCTCTTTTGTCGATAACAGCGTTGTCTGCTATTTCAGCAAAAGAAGGGTCCTGAGCTAACGGTGCGTCCTCAGTGTTGATGCCTTGGAACGCAGGTGCTACAAGATTAATACTTTTGAGTTCTTGTGCCATATAAGTACCTTAGGGCGTGTAGAAGATAGTTTCTTCGGGATGTCTAGCAGCGTCCATAGCAATAGCATCGGACAAGTACTTGTTAGCCATTGAAAAGTACTCAGCACTAGAAGTACCACCAGTTTCTCCACGCTCACGTGTAGCAAAGGCTACAGCAAGGTGCATCACAGGCATAGGAGGTATCTTTAGCGTGTCTAGGTCAGCACTTAAGTCAGGGTTACGCAAAGCACAGTTAAAACGTAAGGAGTAAACCCCGTCTGGCTTTGGATAAACATCGATTAACGTGTCACCAGCTGAGTCAACACCGTTGTACGTGTAGTACCTAGGAGACCCTGTTAAGGGGTCCGCCAAAAGAAACTGTGAGTCAAACCAGTTGTTTGTCTGGTATTTCATAACAAAGTTAGACGTGTCGTTCAACACGTTTAGTTCTTTGATGTTATTCTGGCTACCCGTTAAAGAATAGTTGAATACGTCAGCAGTAGTAGTGATTGTAAGGGTAGTCCTAAGTGCAGACCAGTCCCACGAGTTTTCCACGAGGTCCTTAGCGTCATTAATAAGGTCTCCGATTAACTTGCTGTAAGAAGTAGTCTGAACAGAAGAA